CAGATTAGAGTTGATTACTCGCTCTGCAATAAATTGCAGTTCTTTAGGAATAATCAGCTTCATGCCACGTACCGCAATCTTCAGACCACGTTCGTCAGTCAAACCAGCAATATCGATCAGCATCTGCTCAAGAGAAGTCTCGTTGAGGTCCGCTGCGGTAGTAAGCTGGTTACGCTGGTTTCCGCTCAAAGAAGGGTGAGCTGATGAACAAAGCGCAGCGCCATCGCCTACAGGGTAAGCGGTGTCAAAAGCGTTGTTCAAAACAGAAGCAGCCTTGATTTGCTTGGTCTGTGACATAGACCGTGCCAGGGCACGGGTATATCGAGCAGCCAGCCTATCATACAGGTTGTCTTCTACAGCTTCTTCAGTGATGCTGAAAGCCAGAGCAATAGTCTCGTGAGTGTAACGAGCAGTGTAAGTTTCCTGCGCGTCGTCAAACGAGATTGATCCGCCTTCTGATTTAACTGGCGCAGTGCCAAAACCAGACAGCATCACTTCTTCTTCAAAGGCACGATCTGAGCTTTCGGTTTCGAAAATCTCAGCATGCTCGTTGTCGTATCGGTCGTATTCGAGCCCGAACAAGGCATTTAGGCCGGGTTCTAGCTCTTTCGCAAGTTGTGCGCGAGAAATAGCCATTGGTTAAACCCCCTTAAATGCCGGTAGAATCCGCGGTGGTTTGAGAATCAAACCGGCGGGTTCCAGCGTTAAAATGCGCGTTCAGACGAACCAACAGAGGTATACCAGCGGCGGTATAGTCACTGTTTGCTTCATCGTCCGCAATCCCAACAATACGCAGCGGTAATGTCGCAGTCACAGCAACGTTAGCTACGCTGGCAGCCGCACTGGAACGACCAGTGTCTGTGCTACCTGAACGAGCTGACGTGCCCAAGTCAGTATTTGAAAAGACTGTAGCCAAAGCAGTCGCACGGTTAGTGAGACTAGCGTCGCTTGCAACCTGAAAAATCTGATTTGGATTGTCTGCAACAAAAGCTTTAACAGGATAGTTTGTATCCACGCTAACGCTTCCGCTACCAGGCCAATAGTTCAACCAAACCGGCTTCTTTTGAACCGAATCGTGGTACTGAACTCCCATTAGGACTCCAAGTGCCTGCGTGGTGCCACCAGCGGTGTCACCAGCTTGATCAATTACGCCCGCTGCCAAAGGGACAACGATTTCGTATTGATAAATGACATTTGTGTTGTTGGAGGCGATCTCATACTCGGTTACACCGGTAGAGTTAACACCTGCACCAACTAGCCCAACAGGACGCATACCATAGGCAGTTTCTTGATTTGCCATAGGAACATCTCCTTATTGGGGTGACCTACTACTCTTTTCGTGGGCCACCAAAAGTTACACGAGATTGACGATCAGGTTTATTGATCGCCATGCTTTCATGAGCATTTTCTCGCATCATATCGTGATCAACGGCATCCAAAAGGTCTTTACTCTTCCCTTGGAAGTATTCAGTCCTTTCTTGAACCGTTTCTAACGGTATACGAGCGAGAACCAATCCACCAACTCCAAACACACCTTCAAATTTACCTGATTCAATTACCGGGGCTTCAAAATCAGGGTATTCGTCTGATCTAACCAGCTCATACCCCTCTCTCAAACGAGCAGAAATGTTCTTACGGTCATCAAAACCACGAACTTCTGCTCTAATCCACCGGTGCTTGTACCCTTCGGGCGCAGGCGGTGCTTCGAGCATGGATGGGGGAGCCCAAGGCTTTCGCCGTTGCTCCTTCTCCCTAGTGTCATTAGCGCGAGAAGATCGATCTACGCCCTCAAAACCTACTTTCTTTTTCGTGGCCATAGTCATCTCCTATTTGACATATTTCGCGTATTCTTCTAGCGGCACACCCAATTTTTTAGCTATAGCAACCTGGCTGGGCGTGAGTTTTTTCCTGGTATTGCGTCCTGATTTAGCACTCGCCGTTGAACGGGAGTTGCCCGCAACGTTCTGGACGGGACGTTTGCTAGGACTTTCTGAGAATTTATGCGGAAACTCAGTCCGTATACGATCATCTAGCTCACTATAATACTCATCGCTTTTAGGGTCAAACCCTTCATCTTCGACAAGTCTTTTGTGAATACCAAATGCCGCAAAAGTCATGGCTTCGTCAGAACCAAACCAATCGTTTTTAGATGCCCAGTCCTCTGCTTTTGGATCAGGGCGTTGAGGCTGTGGAGCTTGTTGTGGCTGTTGCGGAACCTGCTGTTGATAGGCAGCCTGCTGCTGTGCCTGGCGCTCCTGTTGCTGTTTAGCCGTCTCATAACGGTCTTTAGCCACCGCTAATTGGCTTAATTTGCGTTGTGCAGCCACCGTGGCTTCGGTATCCGCACGATCTATCGCGGCCCTAAGCTCGTTTTCAACCTGCTGTTCTTCAATAGTCAGACGAGACCCATATTCCGTCATATAGCCCTTGTCCAGGGACTCTACGCGCTGTTTTAAAGCGTCTGACTCGGTTTGAACTGATTTAGCGTAATTTAAAGCTTCTTCGCGTTGCCTTTCGGCCTCCCGCATCTTTTTGGTCAAACGATCTATGCGTTTCTGAACACCTGCCGTATATTTCTGGTGTTCATCGCTATCTTCACCGTCTTCAACGTCGGTTTCTTCAGAAGAAACATCCGAAGCCGATACCTCGACCTCCTGCTCCTCTTCATTATCACCCACATCTATATCTACGTTGCCGTCATCCGGTTCGTAGGCTTTTTCTTCCTTTTCTTCGGCCATGTTTACCCCTTAAAAGCTAATGATGTCTTCTGGATCAGATATAGTGGCCAAAATCTCGTCATCGTTAAGGATGCGGACTTCTCCACCGTCAATGCGGAACCTAGAACCGGCGTATCGAGCAAAAATTACCCAATCCTTTTCTTGGCACCACGCCCCGTCTGGGAACTTTGACGTGTCTTTGTATGCAAGAGGACCTTGCTTTAACACGTATCCGACAACGGTCTGTATTTGACCGTCGTCCAGGACTTGATCAGGGATGTAGATACCGCCCTCCGTTTGCGCTTTACCCCTGTAAGGAAGAATCAACATCCTCCAACCAGTAGGGGTTGGCATACGATCTATAAGAGAGGAATCAGCTTTAGAAGGGTCTAAAACACGGTCTTTAGGGTCGACGTACATCTTGTCAACGCCTTCTTTATCCGTGGTTTCACGTGAAACGTCTTCTTCTTTCTTTTTGGCTTCCTCAGCTTCTTTATCTAGCTGATCCGCCAAGTAACCCGGCACTTCAATCATGCATACGCTCCTGTTGTTCTAGCAGGCCCGAGAGTTCCTGTTGAATGTAGTTTAAAGCGTCTAACTCCCCCATTAGTTGCTTGTATGCCTCTAAAGAGGTGACGCCATTGTTTTCTAAAATGTCTAAAACCAAAGATTTACGTTCTTTGATCTTCTTCTGAACAAACTGCACTACGACTAAATCATCCATAACGTCTCCGTCCCATAAAGTCGTAGCGAATCTTATAACCGGTCCTCGTATTCTGCAACAGAAGGGATCGAACTTTCGTCACATAAAGCACGATTCCTTAAATGCGCCTCCTGAATAAGAGCTTTACTCTGACCAAAGTATTCAACGGCTAAGTGGTTTTTAACTAACTCCTCACAAAGCCATTTGTCATAACGCTTAAAATCTCCCATATAGCGACCATACTTGCCGCCCTTGTCTTTATAGGTTCTGAGCGTTACTACAGTGCCCACAGGCATGAAATCTTCTACAAACCTCTTCGCCAAGAGCCCGTATTTCTTTTCTTCCTTATCTCGGGTCCTAGATTCGGGTGCGTCAATTCCGTAAAGACGAATACGCCCACGCTTACCACCCACAAAAGTATCAAAGCCAAGGTCCACCAAAACATCTACGGTGTCTCCATCTACGATTTTGACCACGGTAGCGGCGTACTCAAACATAACTGCCCGCTTTAATCATGTCCGTAAGCTCTAAAGCTCGCCCACCAACCTGCTTTGCCCACCTGGAATCCATAAACTCAACAGCCGCCTTGTCATAATCCTGCTCATCCATGGCCGCTATGGCGTTCTTGAACCCTCTGAAACGAGTTGCCCCAAGGTTAAAGAAAATGTCCAAAATAGCGTCTCTACGAGCCCCTTCCAGGGTCCTGAACCAGACATATTCCGCATTAAGCTCTGCTTCACAACGATCTAAGTCGTTCTGTAGCAGGAAATTGACCTCTTCATCAGACAAACCAATGCCGTTTTCAGGGTCAATATTTCGCCCTATTCCAAGTGTCCAGTAACCGGCAGGACATTTATATGCCACGTGGCGACCATTAGTCTTAACCTCGCCTTCGTGGCGTTTAAGCATTTCAATCAGCTTTTCCATTATTTTTTATTGCTTGAACCGCCGTAGAAAAACGCCGCTGCGGTGCCCAAAATGCCCGACAACTGGCCTAAAACTAAAGATATGATGGTTTCGTCATTCTGATCGTGCGGCATGATAGTTACCGCCATGACGTAGGTGCCGTATAACACTAAAGCCAACAGGCTAAAGGCTTTAGGCGTCCAATCCTGCGAAAACTTGGCTCTAGCGTCTTTCCTGTCTGCGACTTCCGTCTTAAAAGACTCCAGGTCAATTTCCATCGCCCGAATGCTTTGAGCAAAATCTTTGTCTGCTTGTTTTAAAAGAGGTGCCTTTTCTGGCTCGCGCTCAATAAGGTCTTCGATTTCGTTGGCTGTCGCCGTATCAGGAAGACCTATCTTCTTGGCCGCCATCTTGACGGCCATACCGGCCATTGGACCGCCAGCGGCCTGAGCAATGGTGGGAGCTAATGATTTGAGTAAACCGCCTAGCTTCATTTAAACAACAAGACCAGTTGTATCAATAACCTTAGATCAGCTATCGCTTTTGTCGACGCTATCAGCGTCTTCCTCCGCGACAATCTCATCTATAGTATCGCATACATCTGGGACAACTACACCTGTTGTTGCAGATAAAGCACTTCGACCTACCGCTCTGACCCCTTTGTAAAACTGAGAGCAATAAAGTTCTTTGTTATCAATAACTTGCTGTACTGACGTGCAACTGCTCAAAAATACAAAAACGCACAAAACGGCATATCTCATCAAAACACTCCTTGAAAACGTTGTGGACGAATGGCAATCGGGCTGTAACCTTTCACGGCACCGCCGTTGCTCATCTTTTTTGGTTTGTTTTTTCCAGCACTGTTCAAAGCGATAGCCACCGCCTGTTTTTGCGGGTAGCCCTCGTCTTTGAGCTTGCCTATGTTAGAGCTAATGGTCTTCTGACTAGACCCACGCATTAAAGGCATGTGACCTCCTATGCGTTAGTAAACTCAGCACCACGCAGCGCAGCACCCATACCACGGCGCTTGCCCTTGGTAATCTTGGCTTTGGCGGTATTAGGGGTCTTTTCTTCCTTCATAGTAGCGTAAGGAATGCGGCCCTGGTCTTTGATATCCGCGTATGTGGTAGGTTTTGGTGGCTCTTGGATAGGTCCACCCATGATCTTAACAGCAGCCATTTCTAGCCCCCTTGGTTGTTTCTCTGGTTCAAGCGCATAATCTCGCGCTCCGTGGATGCTTGTATCTTCTTGTC